TGGCAATTGTCGTTTCTTTCCACTTGGCATCTCGGCCAGGCACTTTACTCCAATGCACTTCAGTCCATGCATATCCATTTCTTCCTTTCTGTGCATCAACCCACAACTTATAGAAGTGGTTCATACCAAATGGGGTTGATATAATTATTACTTTCGTCTTGGTACCAGAAGTGATAGTAGGATATACTGAACTGAAGAATGCTTCAGCAATGTGATTAGGTACAAAGGCAAACTCATCCAGAAAAATAATGTTGAAAGACATACCTCGGACTGCACTAGCAGAGGTAGACGCAGCCAAGATTTTAGATCCATTTTCTAACTCCATACTTCCTTTATTATATACAACAATTCCTTGCTGTATCCATAAAGGTAATTGCTCATATGCTAATTGTAATCTTCCGAGCAAGTCTCTTGCAGTAGATAACTTGTTGGCAAGAATACCAATATTAACATTGTCATTAAACAGTGCATAATGTAAAAGGTAAGATACACAAGTAGTAGACTTACCAGTCTGACGAGGTAACTTTGCTATATTAAATCTATGCTCATGGAACTTTTCAATAAGTTCCTCCTGAAAATCCCACATCTTAAATGGAACTATACCTTCATCAAGTGAGATGATCTTGATATAGGTCTTAGCAAAATATACAGGATCCTCTTTACACTTGAGGTATTCCTTTATTTGCTCTTGAGTGAATTGTATTTCAGTCCCAACCTTTTTGAGGTTAGGGTTACCCAAGTAATAATCTGACGGATTAGTCGGCATGTGACACTAAATATTTCTCCGCTTCCTGTTTGGTATCAAACCAATACAGATGATGATTTATCTGAAGCGTAAATTGTTTTTCAATTTGATCGTAACCGATTACTCCTTCGTAATCAATCCAATCAAGATCTAAACGATCCTCTGGTACTTCGCTCATGACTGAACTCCTCCTTCTGTAGTTCGTATTGTAGCATAGATTTCAAGACTTTGGCACGGCCAACGTCTCGAAATGCTTCTACTACACGGAGTTCTGATTGTAAGTCTTCTATTCTTGTTTTCATGATTAACAGTTCCAAGCTCTAAGGGATTTGTTTATTCTACTATCGGGATCTCTAGCAGTCTTTTTGGAAGTAAGTTTCTTCTTCATGCCTTTCATTCTAGCACAAAAACTTGCTCTTCGCTTGTTACCTTTCTTTTTAGATGGTGCTTTCAAGTCAGAGCCAGGATTTTCTCTCTCGTATGACTTACGACCCTTCTCGTTTAGTCCACCAGATTTTTTCTTACCCTCTTTCCTTTGCCATGCAGACTCCTTATGAGTCTCACCTTTCATCAACATTCCATCAGGCATCACATGATAACCCTTTGGTATGGGTTTACATTTTTGCTCATCATTACAGAAGTATTCTCCTTTACCACATTTCTTTGCTTCCAGTTGAACTTCTTCATTTTTCTTTTTATTCTTATGCTTCCATGCAGTTGCATAAGCAATACCTTCTTCACCCTTTGTCAAGTTGCCATCCTTAGAATATGATTTCTTGATATGTTTTACCATTCTATCATACTTTGCACCTTTTGGTGCTTCCTCAGCAAACGCAGCATTTATTGAAGGTGTAGGACCTTGCTTGTCTTGGTCAGATTCATAGTACCCATCATCAGGTACATGCTTTTTCTTTGCCTTAACTTTTTTCTTAACTGCTTCAGTTGTCAGTACAACAGGTCCGTCAGTTGGATCTGACTCATGAAACTTCGTCACCCTACTGCCAGGATAAACACTATTTGCTATCTTCTGTGCACCAGGTCTTTGAAGTTTTTGTAACTTAGACCTAAAGACAGTGATATCATATTCTCTACCTCTCCAAATAAGAGAGAGAACATAGTATCTTCCATACATTGTAGGGATTCTTGTTGTCATCTAGTGAAACCGATTTTTGCTACCTTAACTGATGCACCGCCAGCTGATGCTGTTAATGTATCTGTTGCATCTTTTTCAAATACTTCCACTGTTCCATTAAGAACTGTGGCACTACCAATGGTATTACCACCAGAGTCTTTTCTTGTGATTACAGATACACCACTATGTCCATTGTACAAACGAACAAGAGTTGCATTACCCACGTTAGATGGGTTAGTAAGGTCTGTCTCAGCGGCTAATACGTGAATTACCATGATAGAATACTTCCTTTACTTTTTTATTTATCTTTCTTCTTAGATGCATCTTTTAGCATCTTTTGAAGATCAGCAGTGCTGCCAACAAATAATGAATTGTTAGTCACTACTTTCTTAGCACTCTCTTCTTTGACAGCTTTCTTGTCTTTCTGTAGTGCCATTAATTTGTCGGCTACATCTCCGACGTGCTTGATGAGTTGTCCAGCAACTTCGTATGCTCTAGGGTGATCAGAAGACATAGCCAAATCAAGAGCACCATTGACAGCTTCTTGTCCTTTGTCCACAAGCTGATAAAGATTTCCTCGTGCATATTCATAATCATCCTGTACTTGATCTTGTGTTTCCACCTTTTTAGGTGTTTCTTTCTTTGGAACGATCTCCTCCCCTACTGCTTCAACAGTATTGAATGCTTGATCTAATCCTGACATCTCTTCGTTATTCATATACGCTAGTCATCTCACTAAATCCGAAGTCATCACCACTAGTTAATAGTGCATCATCTACACTATCTATAATATCTACTGGAGTAGCAGCTGCTGCGGCCGCTGCAGTAGTACCATTCTGTGCTCGACGAACAGATAGTTTATTTGGTGAAGTCTTACTCTTGACATACATCACTTCATTTCCAACCTCAATATAAGATTGGGTAGGAATGCTGCTGTAGTCTGCAACTTCGATAGTTAGATTTCTTGCGGTGATAGCACCTGCAAGTTCTGTAGTTCCATCCTTGTCTTTGTCTGTAAGTGCCTTCGGTGTGACTTGATATGCAACCTGTCTAGTAGATGTAGAAGAAGGCATAGTAGTATAGATATCTGCTTTTGCTTTCTTGATAGGAGCTGCAGTTCCAACAGGTCCGAAGATGTATGCTTTGACTGTAAATTGCATAGTGATCAAAGTAATCTTTCTATCATCGAAAGTTCCTTCGTAGTCATCACTATAAGAAACACTATTTAAAATAATAGGAACATCTCTAAAGTCATTCATATCATCAACCAACTTAATAGTCATTTGGAATGATGGTTGGAATACTGGTAGTATCTGCTCCATGATCTCTAGAGACTCATCATTAGTTTTTGATATTACATTTAATTCAAAATCAATATTATATGGTACAGGTGTAAACTGTTTCTTGACTGCATTGTTAGTATCAGCCTTAAGAGTTAATGTAGTTGGTGCAAGTTTTCTAGAACTATCGTATGATATTCCTGTCATTTCAAATGACAAACGGGGAACTGTGATCGCAACCTTCTGGTTTAGATCTGCCTGTTGTTCTAGTCTTGCTAAAAATTTCTGTCTAGGACCGTACGCTAGTGGTACTTTCATCCTACTGTATACTGAGCCGTCTTTGTTTTCCTTACGGACTTCTATGTTATTGAAGAGCGTACCAAATCCTATTACGCACTTTCTAATAATCTTATTATATGTGTATGTCCCTAACATATTAAGTCATTACTCCAAATGGGTTTGTTTCACTAAAGTCTAAAATATCGTCACCGAGATTTTCAAAGGTAACACTATCAGAATATTTAGTATCTGTTGTTGCCATCTCATCCCTATTATCTAGCACCATGGTAGCACCAGAGTCTGAACCCATAATGGTTTCACCTATAGCGAAAGTAGCAGTTGGCGATTTAAGTTTGATCCAACCTTCTTGTGCATCCCACTCAACCATCTGAGCTGTTGCACCAGTAGTACCACCAGTAACTGTTTCTGGTACTGTGAAAGTTCCAGATATTCCTTGTGGTGCAGCAGTAAATGCCATTGTTGCAGCTGTATAACCAGTACCTGCATTAGTAATATCTATAAGTTTAACACTTCTGTAACCAGATCCACCATTTAAAATATTGATTGCAGTCAATACTCCATTGGTAAAAGTTGGTGTGATGGTTGCCTTTACACCACCAGCATCAGGATCAGTTATCTGAAGAGTTGCTCTATCTTCATCATATCCCTCTCCACCATCTACTATGTTTACAGACATGAGTTGTCCTTGATTAACAATCCCTCTTATGACTGCAGATTTAGTTGGTGATCCACCAGACACAGTAATG